TCATCCAGTCAGCCCAGCCCATAGCCCTGAAGATTCTTATCAATTCATGCCACGGACGGCATGACTGTCAAGTGGTTGTTGTAGTGGCCTGTTTCCGCATAGCTGTGCAGTGGAACGTTAGACATGGCGTGAAACACCATCTGTCCAATTTTCATGCCTGGGTACAAAGGCAAGCTATGAAAACGACGTTCGTTTTTTAGCTCTAATGTCAGCTTTGATCCGTGCCAACCTGGATCGCACCAGCCAGCAAGCAAGTGATTAAGACCAGATCTTGCACGGCTTGACTTGAGTACAAATTGACAGCTGATGTCGTCGGGCAGGTTAAACAGCTCAAGTGTCTCAGCCAAGCAAAAGTGGCCGGGGAGAAGCTTGTAAGGCTCTTCTTCTGACCGATCGGAGATGTCAACACGCAACAGCTCCTCTTGGTGCATCGTTTCAATCATTAAGTTGTTTCCCAACCTCACGTCCAAACTGGCTGGATTCAACAGCTCTTCTGCGAATGGAACGACCATCTGACTGCGTCCGCATCGAGACCTGATCTCCCAGTCACACAGAACCGCCATTCTGAAAACGCAAAAAGCAATCCTACTCAGCTTGTTTCAAAATGCTCTTCTCAGCGTGATAAGCACCTTTCTGATACATCTCAGTCACATCTCGCGCCCATGGCACCAGCCAATCATTCACCCGTAAACATTGATCCCAGTTTGCTGGCCTAGCGCATTGCACGACAACGGTGGTCCAAAAAGCACTGATATATGCCCAAAGCCAATAACAGTTACTCATTCACTAAGATGACCCAGCCAGTCCTAGGGCCTTCAGCTTGCCAACGCTGGTAAAACGCTGCTTGCCTTACTCGCACGTTACGTCCCAGATGCGGATTGCTATGCCCTCCCTTCTCCATCTCAGGGTAGCCGCGAGGGTCTTGCATGATCCACTCTGGATCGTTGCTGTTCTTGCCCGCATAGCCACTGATCACGCTCCAATGGCCACAACCCATTCCATTGCACATTGGCGGCTCACCACGAAGCATGTTTCCCGCGTGCAACCATCCAACTAAAACGGGCCTGCCCTGTTCAATCTCCATTTCAAGCATGTCTGCATCACCGTCTTTGCGGAACTCAGCTTCCAGGCCCAAGCTCCGTAATGCTGCTAGCTGAGCCTCTACTGACGTGGTGTCTCCATATTTGGCGCGGATCTCGTTGTACTCATCATCTGTTTTAACTTTCTTGTAATAGGCCGCCACCATGGCTGCTGCTGAACTGAAACACTCGCGGTAGCCAGTTCCTGACTTGTTGTCGAGTTGCTTGAAATACGGCATGTAGACCTGTTGGTCATATCCGCTCTCCTTCCAAGCGTGAAACCAATCAGCGTTGTCCTCCTCCAGTAGCTCCGGCGGCATGGACTCTTCAAGCTGTTTAATTGCAGCCAACTGATGGGGCGTACCACGGAAAAACTGGAAGAACGGCAACAGGGCAAAAGCCATGCCCAACAACAGCAAGGTCACTTGGATGATGCCGGACAAACCTTATTTTTCAACTCTGGTGTCAGGCAACAGCATTTCACGCACATGCTTTACTGCCAAGTCGTCCAAATCGTTATCTGTCCTAGCAACAATCTTTTCCAGCATTGCCATAATCAACTCTTTAAACGCCCTTGACTTCCACGCGGTCATCAAGATTGGCTTGAGAATTAAAAGCATGAGACTGCCTTGAATAGCACTAATACGTTAATGCCTATCTGTATGGCCTTCCAGCCTGGCCACAGAACGCTCCAATTCGCTAAGTCTTCCAAAGACTTCAACGTCTTTGCTCTTGATGTCGTTATGCAAAACGTCTAAACGGCCTGCAAGATTATCGACAGCAGCAGTCAACCGAATCAAAGAGTCCTGCCCCTGACGGCTCTGACGGTTCATCCCTGAAGCGCCTAAGCCAGCTACTGTGATTGACGCGCCAGCAACGGCGGCCCAGACTTCAACCATGAACCGCCCGCAACACTTGCTCAATCATGGCAGAAACCAAGGAAAAGCAAGACCAAGAACAGGAGGACTCCAACTCGCGACTTGGTGATGTCATCAAGGTTGTTTTGTTGGGGTGGGCAATGGCGATCCTTACTGCCAACTACCTTGGCGTCTTTAAGCAATCGCTCGACCCAACCTATCCAGCCAGCATCCTCAGCGGCACTGCTGCGTCTTTTGGACTTGCGGTTGGGAACAATAGAAAGAAAAAAGAGGAGACTACAATTAAAGAAGAACCATCCACTTCCAAGCCAAAATGAAACGCACACTTTTGGTATTGGGCATCACACTTGCTACTAGTTTGCCCGCTCAAGCTGACATCACCCATAAAATCCAATCGAGCGTTTCGCTATCCGTTGATGGAGCGGGATCAGTCGCAACTCGCATCCCGTCTTCCATGGCAGTATCTGGCAATAATGTCACCTTGGGAACTGCCCCCAAGCTCAGCGCACTAACCTCTGGCACTGCTCTTGGATACACCCCTGGCGCTTACAGCATCACTACCGCTGGTGACGCATTTTCTTATTCAGAATCTTATATCGAAGGAGACGATGTTCCCAGCGTCCTTTCGACAACAGTCAACACCGGACTAGTCCCTGCATTGCCTGCTTTTGGTAGCACTACCACAACTTCAGGCGGCGTAGCTGGCAGCCTGGCTGGAACTATTGCCACTGACGGCGCACTTTCAATCACAGCCGGTGGTGCTGGCACTTCAGCGATTGGACAGGTTATCCAAGAGTTGACAATCAAGTGATGTGGACTGCAATTTGGATTTCTTGGAGCGTTCTTTGCGTTATAGCTCTTGTCGCCCCAGAAGCTAAATCTGTCCCGGTTGTTCCAAATTTTCAGCAGGGTGTCTTGTCTAGTAAGACAACAACCAAAACCAAAGTCAACGAGGTTATTAACTCATACGAATACCGCACAGGTTATGAGTACAGCGCTTCTGGCACAAATATCGCTCCAATAAATGGAGACATCGCACCACGCGCTTTGACCACTACCTCAAACACCCTTAACGGTATTTCTAGTCGCTGGGTTGGCCTTGACCCTGTTGATAAACCTGTTTGGAATATCGTCAACCAAGGCGCTAGCTTCCAGTTTGTTGAAACGCTTCAAGGCCCAGGACTCGTTAATCACACCTTGATCAACCGCGAAACTGACATCGAATCTCTCACGGAGACAACAAGCACGTTTACACAATGAAGCGAGTCATAGCAACGCTTTTGCTGTTTTCCGCTCCAGTGGAAGCGCAGGTTTCAAGCACTGCCGCTCCAGTTGCAAACAGTAGTGGTTCAGTCACAAACCAAGCAGTTCAGGTTGTACCCTCAAGACAATTCACTAACACTTACGGTGGCGGAATTAGCTGCCAAGGCGCAACCCTTAACGTCAACCCGTTCATTAGTTCGACGACTAGCTGGGCTACTCCATACGAATCACACTATGGCGAGCCGGTTTATGACACTCTCGATATGGTTGGCGCGTTTGATCCGGAAGGTAATCCCGTCCCAGATGGCAGGCCCGATAATCCGGGCAATGTCCTGTTCTATAAACCTGTTCGCACAGGCCAAAAAACCAACTTTTCCATTAACGGCGGAATCACCGCCACCATTTCTATCCCCTTGGATCGACACCACGTCAGAAGCTGCCGCAAAGCGGCTGAAAAACAGGTAGCACTGCTAGACGCTGCCTTAGCCGACAAGCGCCTGAACTATGAGTTAGCCAGACTAAAAAACTGTGCTGAGCTAATGCAAAAGGGCATCATGTTTCACCCTGACTCGCCTTACGCAAAAATTTGCGCTGATGTTGTCCTGACTAATCCGCCAGGTGTAGTTCCGCCCCACAGACACTCGATTACTTACGCAACGCCCTCTGACTCTTCCGACGTTGTAAGACAGACTCAACAGCAACTTTCTTCCCCAGCTTCTCCTTGATTTTTTTGATCACCTTTTTGACCGTTGGCTTGACGGCTTTGAGCAGAAAATCACCTAACGGTTTGGCAAAGATGGCTGCCGTCGTCGCCACAGCCGCAATCGTTGCAGTCGTTGCCACTACAGGCGCACCAGGGAGATAGTTCCCGATGATGGTTGGCACTCCAAGCGGTTCATAAATTGCTTCGCATCTTCCCTCATCATTTCGTTTGTAACCAATAATGACAGCAGTTTGCGATTTGTTTTTAGCGCCTATGGGAATTGCGTCGGGTGGCGGACATGGCAGCTCTGTGGCTACCTTGATGAAGTCGGCTAAGCCATCCGACAACACGGGAGACTCGTTACCCGGCTGACTTGAGACCTCAGCCGGTTTTTCTACGTCTGTATTAACGTCTAAATCAATAGCTGGCGGCTTTGCTCTTTTATAGGTCAGAGTGCCGGGCGTGAAATCAAGCGGCTTGTATGAAGGCATCGTGCCATCACAGACAACAACGTTGCCACGCGGGTCGTTGGAGTAAGCCTTTTCGTTTCCAGCCTGCGCGTTTCGAGTCTCAATGCAGCCTGGAAGATCCGCAACTGGAAAACCAATCTGGAGCGTGATGGGTGGGGCACTTGGAATACTCTGTGGGGGCATTGACCTCCAAGCTGGAATCTCTGGAACGGAGATACGTTGAACCCCAATTTCAGGAATCTCAGGCATGAAGTCAGAACGGTTTACAGCAGGTCAGCTGTGGATAGAGCGTACCAAGCATCGTGAAGGCCCGCCGATCGTATATGCCTGTAAGTCAGGCAGGTCTTCCATGCTGTTTACAGATCCAAAGGTACTGCTGAAATTTGTGCGCTGGCCTAAGTCAACGCCTACAGGACAGGCGTTACGCGAATGGCTGCAAGCTTGGGACGCTCCAGAGATAGAGCCGCAAGCCGAAACTAAAATGGTGACTTGATTGGCAAACCAGTCTTTGTCGGCAGTTCTGGCATGACCTCATCAATCTGACCAGGCACCATCTCAATGACCATTTTGGTCAACTCAAGCTTTAGCTCACTCATGTAGTGCTTAGTTAGCGACGGTATGCGCGTGTAAAGCATGACCGTTCCAATCACCATGCCGCCTGACATCACAAAGGATGCGACGGACATTACGTTGAAAAGCTTTTGCATGGCAAGAAAAATCCCCCTCCTGCTGTGTGAGGCCAGGAGGGGGTACAGATGCAACCTATCTCAGGTTAAT